GAAGTGACAACTCATGGCAGTTGTATATTGGGTCTGAGTCTGATTCTCATATAAAATCCCTAAAGGTGCTGATGGTTGGGTTTACTCTCTCCTTCCCCATCATCGTTGTCACTTCACTTTTTTCGGAGAGTAAGGAGTATTATGGCAGTAAGAAGTAAAGCATTCACAACTACACATGTAGGTTCAAGAAAGACCACATCCCAAGGACAAGGTGGAAGAGGTCGTAGAGTTAAAATAGGTATGGCAACGATGAACAAACATCGTAAAAGGTCACATAAGAAATATAGAGGACAGGGTAGATGAAGACACAAAAGTTTGACCCTAAAGAACTTAAAAATTCTAACAGGATTTTCAAGTCTGCAACACCAAAGTATACATGGGATTGGTATCTTAAGTGGATATCATCTGTACTTGTATTGGGTGCAATGTCTATTCGTGGTATCCCAGAGTTGCAACAAACTGATTTGATACTATCCATACTAGGTATTACAGGATGGGTAGGAGTCTCTATTGCATGGAAAGATAGAGCTTTGATTATGTTAAACAGTGTAGGATTACTTTTCCTACTTAGGAATTTGGTTACATTATGGGTACAATAAATTTAGGTAATAGTCTCAGATACGATATGACAGGTCGTAAGAGAAAGACCAAGAGTCTAAAAACTAAGAAAAAGTGTCATACTTCGTCATACAAACCTCTCAAAACACCTAAACATGTTTTGGATAGGATGAAAGCTGCAGAAGACCATAGAAAAAAATATCCTTCTATGACTTCTTCTAAGTATAGTCCACAAAAAGACACTAATTGGAAGTTAGAGGAGTCTAAAAAGTTTACAGTTGCACCAGCTTATAACAAGGGTGCATATCAAGTAATACCAAAAGAGGACATAGAATGGATTGGGAAATAGTTAGGTACATTTTAGATACTTCTCTTGCAGTAGTTATAACCTTTATAGCAGGTTGGTTTGCATGGGAAACAACTAAAATGGTGGATGAACAAAAGAAAAGAAGGAGAAATCTTGACGAGGACGACAATAGTTAAAAATCTCTTTTTTATAAGTAATTAACATGAGTAAGAGAAAACAAAAATCTCTTGATGAAATCTATTATGGTGTAGAACCTCATGCAGAAGACGATAGAGACAAAAGTAAGTGCATGAATTGGTATAACTACATGAGTGATAATAAATCATGTGGTGAATGGTTATCAACATGGATGTCTGAAAGAGATTATGACAATCAGTATGTTAAAGGAGTTAAGAGACTTAAGTATGTCCCTAGAACTGCAGCTGCCCTTGCAAGAATGCAAACGAGGGCAGTACCATGTGTATTCAAAGATAATCTATTAGACCCTAACACTACTCAATTTATAGAAAAACATGTCAACAAGATTATAGAAGATATCAAAGCATCCAAATCAATCCAAGAAGAGGAAAGAAAAAAGAAACCAGTAATCTCAATTCAAGAAAGAATACAGAACAAAGCAGATGAGTATGCTGGTGAAATTGAATATCAACTAGATTGTTACATAGATGACCCAAAAAACAAATTCGATGTGTTTGCATATCTAACAGATGAAAAAGTATCAGCTCCAGTTGCAGTCAAAGTTGGAGATAACTTTTTCAATCTTGAGAGAGAACTAGAAGAAACTTTAGAAGGTAAATGTCCACAACTCAAAGAGGCATATTCATTTCTATCTAAGAAAGGATTGAAAGATTACTACAAGTATGTTTGTGATATCAGAATAGATTGTGATAAGTATGCAACTGGACAAAGAGGTCAGAAAAGAACAAGAAGGAAAAAGGTATACACTGCAACTGAACAAACTAAGAAACTAAACTACAAGATAACTGATACAGAGTATCATCTTACCTCAGTTAATCCAGAGTTAATTGTCGGTGCAATGCAACTATGGACATTCAATACCAAGACCAAAGAACTTACAAAGTTTGTTGCAGAAGATAGAATGGGTCTTGGAGTGAAAGGAACAACAATTCAAAGATTTAATAACTACAGTGCCATGAAGAAGATTGGAAATAAAACAAAACATTTCCTTGACAGAATCGAATCTGGTGGTAAAATAGTATTAAGTAAAGTATTAGATGAGATTAATACAAAATCATCTAAACCAACTGGAAGAATTAACGAACACACTATATTATTGAGAACTGAATGATTTTAATTGACCTAACGCAGGTTCTAATTGCGTCACTGATGGCACAGACTAGAGGTGGAAAAGAACCAATCAATGAAGACCTTGTAAGACATATCTGTTTAAAGAGTCTTGCAATGTATCGAAAGAAATACTTCAACACATATGGAGAGTTAGTCCTTGCAGATGACTCTTATAATGTATGGAGAAAAGATGTATATCCATACTACAAAGCAAATCGAAAGAAAACAAGAGACAAAGACGACAAAGATTGGAATCAAATCTTTGATTGTATAACTGTTATAAGAGACGAATTAAAGTATAATTTCCCTTATAAATATATCTGTATATCAAAATGTGAAGCAGATGATATCATAGGAACTCTATGTGAGAAGTATGGAAGTACAGAAAAAATCATGATTATTAGTGGTGATAAAGACTTTCAACAACTTCAAAGGTATGGAAAGGTTAGACAGTTTTCACCTATCACAAAGAGTAATATTAAACTAACACAGGAACAGGCAGAAGAGTATCTTATAGACCACATCATAAGTGGTGATACTGGTGATGGTGTTCCTAATGTTCTATCTCAAGATGATGTATTTGTATCTGGGTTGAGACAAAGACCTCTTTCTAAAAAGAAAAGAGAGATTATCAAAGACCCATTAGTTGCAAACGATGATGAGGTAGATAGAAACTTATCAAGGAATAGGAGTCTTATAGATTTGTCCTATATACCTAATGAGTACAAAGAACAAATCCTTCAAGAATTTGATAATGTACAAGTTGCACCAAGAGGTGGATTACTAACATACTTTATCAATAACAGATTGATGGATTTAGAAGAAAGTATCGGAGACTTTTAATTATGGCAAAAAGAGGAAGACCCAAAGGGTCACTTAACAAAAAGACTATTGCAGATTTAAAAAAGCAAGAGTCTTCACCATCAGCAGTAGATGATGCAGCTGATGTTATGTCTGGTTATGAACCCAAGTTGAGTGAAACTCAAGAGAAAGTTTTAAAAGGCCCAGATGTTAAAGAAACTAAAACTAGAACTGTAAAAGACCTTCCAAACAATCCAAGTATTGTAGAAATACTTGCATTAGTAGAAGAAACAAAAGGTAAACAATCTAAAGTTGATATCTTAAAACAGTTTGTTGGTAGGAACGATGTCAAGTATGCATTGAAAGCTGCATTTGATGATAGAGTTCAGTTTACTTTACCAGATGGTTTACCAGATGGATTTGTAGTTGGAGACCCAGACACACCAGAAGGTGCAATGGATATGGCACCAGAAAGATTTATTCGTGTATTCAAAAGAATGCAGTATTGGGTTGAAGGTGGTAGAGCTCAAGCAAGTCAATCTAAAAGAGAGGAGATATTCTTAAATACTTTAAGGTCACTTGAGAAGACTGAAGCAGATTTCTTACTTGCAATTAAAGATAAGACTATGCCTTTCAAATCTGTCACAAAAGAAATTTGTGAATTAGCAGGTTTTGACCTAACTCCTAAGTAAGTATTGATATAAATACTACTATGGAAAAGGCAATTAACAAATTGGGTCTTACAGATGAAGATAGAGCAATCACTTATACTAATAATGGTATGAGTAGAATTGCAGAAATTCGTCACTATGACCCAGTTATGGGATTGTTAAAGATTGTAGACCCAATGAATGGGGAGACCTATGAAATGATGTACAATCATGACTTTAAGAAGTGGTTCGTGCCTGGCACAGATATTGTCTGTACTTATAATGCAGAAGAACCAGTAGTTAAACAGATTGATGGATGGGAAGGTGATGTCCCTAAAACAATCAAAAGATTTCCATCTAATCCTTTAGATTAGTTGGACAACATATTATGGAGATATTATGGAAAATCAAATAGAACAAGTTGATTTGATACAAACACGAATAATGGGTTTGAAAGAATTAGCTCAGATGGTTGCAGTTATTGATACATGTGCAAGTCGTGGAACTTTCAAAGCAGAAGAGTTCTCTACAGTTGGAAGACTCAGAGAAATACTAATTGCAGAAAGTCAGACTCAAGCACAGATGAGACAACAAGCACAACAAGAGTCTGAAACCTCATTAGATGGTGGTGTGACAGAAGGTAATGAAACATCAGAACCAGCTGTCGATGCAAGAGAAAAATTAAAAAGAAGTAAAGGTAAGAAGTAATGGCAGATAGTTTCGATTTCGGTTTTACAGCAGTAGACCAAGATGAACTTACAACAAAGACAGGGGAAAGTGCAGCTCTCAATGAGAAGATTGCAGAAGACCTTAAGAAGGTTGCAGAGTCATCTAAAGGTGCAGTTAATTCAGAACAGATAGAAAATTTGGATGCAAAAGTTGATACTCTCAACAAACTTGTATCTAATGCACTAGATGAACTGGATGATGCAAAAACATCTATGGGTAGTTCCACAGATGTTGCAGTATCGAAATTGAAATCACAACTTGCAGATGCAGAAGAACTTATATTACCACTTCTACACAAACTCATGGAAAATGAGGATAAAGAATACATCTATTGGCCAAACAGAAAAGCAATCATAAACCAACAGATAGAAAGAGTCAAAAAAGTAACTAGGGGATAGATAATGGCAACTGATAATTGGGGACAAACTATACCAACATGGGTTGAAGATAACTCATATGAATGTTCAACAAGACAAACTATTGCAATGAATGATGGACATCCATCACCACTAACACAAGCACAGTTTTGTAAAATGATGAAAGAGTCTGGTGATAAGTATATCGTAAGGGATGGTGTTATCAAAGACAGTGAATGGATGGATGGTAAATTCTTAGAAGATAGTCAGAGAACTTACACTGGAATGGAAGGTATTGCACAGAAAGATGAATTGATTGCACGATATGGAACAGCACCAGATGGTAATCCAAAAGCAACTTTAAGTTTTTCAAAAGGATTAGATGAAAACGATACATCTAACTGGGGGCCTGCACAATGGATAGGTAACTCTGGACTACAAGCTTACTTTGCAGCTTATGTTTATAAAAATGGTTCTACAGTAGTTGCAAATACAGAAACATTTGATAGTGTTGAAGTAAATGTTTACTGGAGATATATTGATGATTACAGAAAAGCAATCACTGGTGAAGTCAATCCTATTGCAACTGTTTCAAAAAGAGTTGTACCAAGTGATAAAGAAATTATGAACTCTAACAATGCAGTACACATTTCACCTTCAAACTCAGAAGTAGAACTAGAAGATTTTGGTAGGGGTGAAGATTACAAATTCAAAACTACATGTGTAAATGATTATATAGTTTCTGGTGCAGCTGGAAAATATAAAAAAGAGTGGACAAAAGGTGGAGACCATGAAACTGCAAAACTTATTGACAATTTCTTAATTGCAAATGGAATGGGTAGAACTGCAAATGTTAATACATGGGTAACTCATTCATGTCCAACACTAGGACAACCAAGAACAACAAAAGATGTACTTAATTTCGTAGGTGGTCAAAGAGTAGAAACTACACTACAAGATATAGATGGTGGTGTTTTCAGTCTACCAGATGGACATCCTATGATACAACATAGTGCAACATCCGATGTAAAGTGGAAAGAATTCTGGCAAGATGAATATGACAGAGGAAACTTTACAAACGAAAATAAAGACTTATATCTATCAATCAAAGAAGACCTTAGAAGTTAAGTGGACAAAGAACACATACTAAAACTCCAAAAAGGAGACATTGCATTAGTCATAACTAATGACACAGGTTGGTTTCAAAAAATCAACATTGCATTCGCAGACGATACTGAAAACCCTATTCAAATGAATCAAGAATGGTTATCTTTATATAAGGCAACAACACATCTATCAATGATATGTGATACTTACCTAAGAAGTAGACAAAATTTAATGCAAGAAGATGGACATGACCTCTTACAAGAACAAGAATGGAATGCAGATATGTTAGACCCATTTGTCTTAAAAGATTATCTAACAGACTTGGGATATTCCACTCCACCAGAACTTCAAAAAGAAGTAGATGAATTTGTTAAAAAGGGTGAAGAAGAAAAAAAGGGTGGTGATAATGTCATCCAATTATTTCCAGAAAAAACTTGATTTGCAAGTACACATTTTGGTATAATGTGTCAAACATTTTTTATAATTGAAAAGGATATATAATGAATAAACATAGTAACTATGATATGACTCCACAGGAAGTATTTTATGCAGAGTTGGGTCGTGAAATATCTGCATATGCAGAGAAAAACAAAACTAAATCACTACGCTTCAGTAGAAAACTATTTGAAACAGACAGAAAGGGTTGTCCAGAGGATGATGTATGGAACAATATGTTATCTGCATGTGATAAACTGACTCGTATTGGTACAGTCTGGGGCCCTAAAGATACTTCGTGTCTTAACGAAAAAGAAAAAGTCATAGTCATGGCACAACTTAGGAAGAGAGCAAATGACAGAAAGAGAAGAGAAAGAACTCAAGGCAGAAAATCAAGTTCTTAGACAAAATGTCAGAGACTTAGAACAACAGTTACATAATGCATACAAGAGGATTGGTGAACTAAATGCAAGTACGAAATGCAGATAATAGTGGTAATGATATCCATGTAATCAGTGATGTTGTAACTAATCAAGATACGATTGGTTGGTATTATGCATTTATGTTATGGGGTAAGTGGAATAAGAATCAAATCTTCTATAATCAAAATCCACCAATACCAGCTATGGACTCTCATATTGGTCATGCATCTTACATAGAAAATGGTGAACAAAAAGTCGACCCATCTATGGTTACAGGAACTAAGGAAAAAACAAGTTGGTTTATCAATGTATCTAAGATGGAGAATTGTACTCATTATCAAGATGCAACAAACAAAACTGTCATAGATGGTTTAAATTCAGACAATACCGAAACCACATCAACCATAGTTCCAGAACCATTCAAAGTTGGTAACTACAATGTTACTCAAGAAATGATTGATGATAATCCAGAGATATTTGAAACTGTAAATGTTAATGATGTAAGACTTAGTTCTAATGTATATCAAATGCATCCAGAAGTAAGAAGAATTGCAGATGAAATATATGACATCTATAGACCACATTGTGAAGAGATAGTTGGTAGAAAGTTTAAAAAAGAATACACCAATGGATATCTCAATCGTAATTCATTTGGTGATACTATATGGACACACGCAGACCCATTTGACTATACATTGATAGTTTATCTAAACAATGATTTATGGGATTTAAGAAAATGGGGTGGAGAAACACTATTCTTCAATGATGATATAACATTCTCTAGAGGTGGAGTTGCACCAAAAGGTAGTACTGCATGTTTATTTAAAAGTGAGATACCACATAAAGTAACAAGTGTATCTTGGGAAGCAGAATGTGATAGACTTGCAATAACATACTACTTAGAATACGATGATATTAGATAGAGCAGGAGAAATACCAAATACTCCAATAAAGATATTTGAAATACCAACTTATATTAAAAAAGAAGTAGATGGTATAGTCAAAGAGAGTATAAAATGGAAATATCATCCACTAGGAGAATTGAAAGCAAGTGAAAATGCAGCTTACAGACATCCAGAACATGGTATAGAATACAATACATTTCAATGTGGTATCAGTCCAAGATTAATTGAAGACTCATTATTGATGCCTTGGATAATAAGAAATGCACAAATTAATTTTGCACCAGAACATCATCATCGTTCTGTAAGATTTAGAAGGTTCTTAGGACATTTTGATGGATATGAAATGTGGACAAACTTTTCAAATAAAGGAGATAGTAATCCAAGACATGACCATGGTGGTTGGTTGTCTGGTGTAATATATCATACCAATCATGGTCATCCTACATACTTCAATGACTTTGATGTAGAGTATGAAGGTAAAGATGGTACTATGATATTGTTTCCATCTAATACAGTGCATTCGTGCAAAGAACAAACAGAAGATAGAGAAAGAATAACGATTGCATTTAATTTAACATTGGAAGAACTATGATAATAAAAAATATAGATGCAATGGGTGATGAAATCTGGTGGATAGATGAGGTAGTTCCAGACCCAATACTTCAAAGTTGGTGGATTAATGTTATAAACTATGGTAAATGGGATAAAGGATTTCTTGCATATGGTGGTAACCCACCACATCCTAGTATGGATAAAAGTGGAGACCCACAGATGCAAAAAATTATTAGAGAACAAGGTTCATTCAGTAGAGACATTACAGGTACAAAAGAACGAGTGACTTGGTATATGAATGTATCAAGAAGTAAAGACCACTTTCAACAAGCAGCTTCAGATGCATATAAAAAAGCAGATGATAACGAAGTACCATATTGGGAAAAAGATGTCAGTGATAAAACAGATGGTAAACCTTTTGGATTACAAGATGAACAGTTTCAACATCATCCATTAATACATGGAACAATTGAACAAATATGGGCACATTACAAACCAGCTTTCGAAGAGGCAATAGGAAAAGAAGTACAAGACTATAATAACTGTTACTTACATGCATTTCAACATGGAGATAGTACTTGGACACATCAAGATTACATGGACTACAGTGCAATTGTATATCTTAATCCCAACATAGAACATCACTGGGATTTAAGAAAGTGGGGTGGTGAAACATTATATTATGATGATGATTTAGAATTTGTTCGTGCATGTACAATACCTAAAGGTGGAGCTGCATCACTATTCAGAGGAGATATATTCCACAAAGTATCAATGGTAAGTTGGGAAGCTGAGTGGGCAAGAAACGCTGCAACTTTTTTCTTTGACAAAAAATGATTATGAGGTTATAATAGATACTATGAATATTTTTTACTTAGACAAAGACCCTAAAACATGTGCAGAAATGCATTGTGACAAACATGTGGTCAAGATGATTATTGAGTATGCACAGTTGATGTCAACTGCACATCGTGTCATTGATGGAGACCCATATGAAGGTAAGACTGCAAATGGTAGAAGAATTGCAAGATGGAGACATCCTATTGAAAAGATGGAGAACACATTATACAAGGCATCACATATAAAACATCCAAGTAATTTATGGGTGAGAGCATCACAAAATCATTACAATTGGTTGTATGAAATGTGGACACATTTATGTGATGAGTATACACATCGTTATGGTAAAATACATGAAACTGATAGAAAACTCAGAGACATGTTATCTTCTGCACCAATGCAGATTGATGTAGAACCATATGTCGACCCATATCTTGCAATGCCAGATGATGTCAAACAGACTAATGTAGTAGAAGCATACAAAAACTACTATATAAACTACAAGAAAGACTTTGCAAGATGGACTAAAAGACCAATACCAGAGTTTATGAGTTTTGAAACACACGCTGGGTACGCATCGTAATGTATGGAGATATAGTTGATATGGATTTTTTATATAATTTAATGTGGATATACAATTTACCATTTGAAGTATTTGTATTTTTCTTTAACTTAGGTTTCTGGGGTTGTCTTGTATGGTTTATGTACAGGGGTATCAGAGACTTTATGGATTGATAATGCCAACATATGAATTTCAGAACACTGAGACTGGTGAGGTAGAAACTCATCAAATGTCTTACAAAGATTTAGATGAGTTTAGTGAAACTAATCCTCATTTGAAGAAAATAATTTCTGCACCAAATATAGTTTCAAAGGTCGGTTCTAGGACTGGTCTTGGTGGTACAGGTGGGTTTAACGAAGTACTTAGTAAAGTTGCAGATGCACATCCTAGGTCAGACCTTGCAAAGTCAGTCAAAAGACGAAGTGCAAAAGAGGTCAAGACAGATGCAGTCATTGATAAACATGCAAAGATACAAGCACGACAAAAGAAACAAGGTATACAATTAAATAAAAAATGAAGAAACAATTACACGATTATAAAGGTTACACTGCATTTGAGAGACTTGAAGTTGCAGATGATAAAACTAATCCTAAAATAAATTTAGATAAAAATGATGGTGAACAAGAAGCATTTGATATGTACAATAAAGATACTAATGATGTTGTACATCCATCCATACCAGCATTCTATTACATGACAAACGCAGGATGGGTTGTTGAAGATGAAGTAGGATTTTCTGGATGGCAAGTTGTTAAAGGTGAAGGTCTTGGTAGTAATGATTTAGGTAAACCTAGACTATCAACTGTATGGGAAACATCGTGGTGGCATTCTATAGAACCAAGTATCCCTAGAAAATTAGTTGGTGGCCCTTTCAAAGCTGCAATAGGTGATTATCATTTAGGTATCAATGCACTGTTTTATCTTCAAAAGTTTTGTCCAGTTATAGACTATAGAATTACATATGATAAACCAGTAAAGGTAGGTGAGGTAATCGAAAATATAACAACAGAGGTTGGAAGACAAAATGGTCAACTACAACAAGAATGTATTCAAAGAATTTATGGTACTGATAAGATTGTAGGACATTGTTGGACAAACCATCATGTCCCAGAGGATAAGTAATGAAATTCGGTTACAAACCACTATGCACTGGACTAACTCTTAAAGAAAGTCCAATACATGGAATAGGTCTATTTGCAACAGAAGATTTCAAAGCAGGAATTTTTTTAGGTGAAACACATATATGGGAAGAACGAAGAAGAGACTGGATTAGAACACCACTGGGTGGATTTATAAACCATTCAGAAGACCCAAATTGTTATATTAGTACAAACATTCATTATCATAATGGAGACCAAAGAGAACTGTATACAATAAAACCAATATATGAGGGTCAAGAATTAACAGTGTATTATACACTATTACAGGAGTAAATTATGGAAGGATTAAAAGAAATATTTCCAATACCAATCTATTTTAACAATATAGAAATAGGTGATATCGAATTACCTAGTTTTGAAGACAGTAATGTAGTACGACAAGAAGTACCAGAACTAAAAGATAAAGTGTTTAGTATTGTTTCAGAAATGATACAAACAATAGGATATGTAGACCAACCATTGAAACTAAATGATATGTGGTTTAATCGTTATGATGATAACAGACCACTTTTAGAATATCATTTTCATCAAAATTGTGCATGGACTGGGACATACTATCCAGAAGATACAAATCATTTGACTGCATTGTATAATCCAAATGCAAATTTAGTACAAGCACACTATCCAGAAAGTAAAACTCCTAGTCCATTTAACGAAGAAAGTGTAATGTTTCATAAAGTAGAAAAGGGTGGATTGATAATACATCCTTCATGGATTGCACATCAAGTTGCATGGACAGGTGGTGAACCATCACATTCAATATCATTTGATATTGCATATCAATTACCTATTGGTAGTAAAGACTTTGGGAGTTACTCAGAATGATGGAAGCTATATTAAACAAAGACGACTACAGAGAATTTACTCAAAGAGTAGACATTGCAGTTTCTAAGGGTCAAGAAGTACCTCATGTTGTAGATATGATATCTGAAAATCAATTTAAAGTGACTTTACTTAAGACTGTAGACCTAGAATTATTAGATGAATTAACAGGATGAAAACATTCGAAATACTAGATTATGGGTTTGAGTCTCTACCCACAGAAAATATAGATGGTAAAAGATACTACATCACACCAACAGGTGAGAAGTATCCATCGGTTACATCGGTCACTGGACTTTTAAACAGGGATGGAATTAAGAAATGGAGAAAGAGAGTTGGTGAGAAAACTGCAAATAAAATATCAACTCAAGCTGCAAGACATGGTACATCTGCACATCAACTATTTGAAGACTATATTAGAAATGATAATTTTGAAGAGAAATTCAAGGGTGCAATGCCCACTACTCAACAAGCTTTCATCTCACTAGAAAAAGAACTAAATCAGATAGGTGTTGTTCATGGACTTGAGTCACCACTTTATTCACATAATCTACAACTTGCTGGTAGAGTAGATTGTATTGCAGAATGGGATGGTAAACTATCGGTCATCGATTTTAAAACCAGTGCAAAACCAAAGAAAGAAGAATGGATACAGAATTATTTTATACAGGAAACTGCATATGCAAAAATGTTTGAAGAACTTACAGGTGAGACAATACATGCAATTATCACAATGATTGCAGTGAGTAATGGTTCGTCTCAGTTGTTCATTGAACAACCAAGTGATAGGTATGTTGACCAGCTACAAGAACTTCGTAGTCAGTATAGAACTGAGTATGGTCTTTAGTAGGAATTCATCGCTGCCCACATTATCAAAAATGGTAAAGCAATGGGTGCTAACATATAGAAAGAGAATGCAGTGAATTCTCTAATCTGGTGACATATTTCGCATCGATGTTCAATTATATAGTTAATAGCACGACTCATTTTAAGTTCGGTCTCCTTATAAATAGTTATGGGTTAAATATTCGATATATCATCTAGTTATAGATATTTATCACCTATATTTATAAAAGTTATATACTCAATTTTAAAAAAATCATGGCATATTCAGAAAAAGTAGTAAAAAGATTTGAGGATGTTTTAAAAAATCCAGAGAAACATGCAGTCGGTAGGTTCGACCCTAAAGACCCTAATGTTGCAACTGGACTAGTAGGAGCTCCTGCTTGTGGTGATGTTATGAAACTCGACCTAAAAATGAATGGGGACACAATCGAAGATGTCAAATTCAAAACTTATGGA